ATGTTGAGACTCCCAAATCGGCCACCCAGGAAACAGTTGCGGTTGAAATCCGAGGCGGCTCGCTGGGCCCCGTTTTCGATGGCTGGCTTATTTTCTATGACGATCGCCGCGAACCGCCTGATCCGGAAGTCATCGGGCGCTTTTGCGTTGTAGGCCTCACCGATGGCGCTGTGGTCATTAAGCGCGTCGAGCGTGGTCAACTGCCGAACCGCTTTACCCTGAAGTCGAACACGCAACCACCGGTCTACGATGCCGAGGTTGAGTGGACTGCTCCGATTCGCGATATGACGCCCAAACCGCTGCGAACCCTCAAGAGGATGTGGCGCGCGGAAAGAGAAGCTAGCGCCGCCTAGCCTACTCAAAAACCAGCGACGAAACCCAGGCGCCATAGACACGCCAAAAACTTTCTGTCAAAAAATCAGTGCAAAACGCACTTTGGCATTGACTATCGTGCAAAACGCACGATAATCGCGCCTTATGACGAAGCAACAACCCTATTCCCGCATGACCCGCTTCCGCCTCTTTTGGGAGGCGCTGACCGCCGTGATGGCGCGGCGCGGCCTACCGCCGCCCAGTTTCGAGGCGGCGCGCGACTGGTTCGAGTCCGAGCTTGAGCCGGAAGCCGTCGGCGATTTGCTTGAGGCCCATACGCCTGCCGCCAACGAGGCAAGCCAATGACCGGCCGCGCTCCTCCCACCGCTGACATCCTCACCCATTTTTGCGTCGACGGGGACGCAGTCCTCATGCGGCGCGACCGCGAGGCGCTGATCTTCATCGGTGTTTGCGAGATCTGCGACGGACACGGCCGCAACTGCCAGCTCTGCGGCTGGGAGCACGCCGAACGCGCCACGCCTCTGGGCGGCCCGCTGTGCGCCGAATGCTTGGAGCTACTGCAATGAACTCGAACGGCTATGAGGCCATGTGCGCCGTCCAGGCGTTCGCTGGCCTGCTTCCCGTCATTGGCGCCGCCTCCGTCTTTGGGATGTTCCGATGATCGAGCCCCTCATCCTGGCGGCCGGGATCGTCGCCGTCACTCTGATCCTCGGCTGGGCGCACCAATGACCAACACCGATCTTCCCATGGCGGACAGCGCCGACTCTCGCGAAGCGCTTCCGTCTAGCTCCGGCGGGGGCTCACCCCCTTTCGCTCCCGCCGGGGCGACCTTTGATCCGTACCTCTCGATGATCGAGCGCGCAGCGCGCGATCCAACGATCGACCTGGGGAAGCTCGAGGGGCTCATGGCGATGCGCGAGCGGGTGGAGGACCGGCGCTCAAAGCAGGCCTTCGACAACGCCATCGCGGTCGCCAAGGGCGAGATTGGTCCCATCGTCAAGAATCGCACCGTCGACTTCACCAACAAGGCTGGCCAGCGGACGAACTACAAGTACGAAGACTTCGCCGGCATTGCGGCTGCGGTCGATCCAGTGCTGGCCCGTTACGGGCTTTCCTACCGCTTCCGCACTGAGCAGACGGGGACAAAACTCAGGGTCACTTGCCGTATCTCGCACGCCGACGGCTATGGCGAGGACACAACCCTTGAGGCGATCAACGACGAAAGCGGCAATAAGAATTCCATCCAGGCGGTCGGCAGCGCCGCCACTTATTTGCAGCGTTACACGCTCAAGCTCGCCCTCGGCCTTGCTGCTTCGAATGACGACGACGGCCGCCTTGGCAAAGACGAGGACGAGCCGCTGATCGACGCCGACCAGCTCGCCCAGATCCAGGAGATGCTCGCCGAAACCAAGAGCAATGTCGGGGTGTTCTTCCTCACCATCGGCTGCGTCGGCTTTTCCGACATGACGGTCCCCCAATACCGAAAGGGGATCGCTCTGCTCAACGAGAAGAAGCGCCGCATGGCGCTGGCGACGTCATGACCAAACATCTCAAACTCAAGCGCTATCTCGGCGATGGCGTCTATGCAGGCTTCGACGGCTATCAGATTTGGGTCTGGGCCGAGCGCGACGGTCGCGAGCATGCAATCGCCTTCGAGGCGGATACGCTGGCCATGCTCGCCCAGTACACGGCCACTCTCAAGCATATGGCCCATGACGCCGCGAGCTTGAACCGAGAGCAAATATGAGTGACGAAGAGCGCAGAGGCCGCCCCATGACTCCCGATGACCGCCAGGCCTTCCTGCAGGCCCGCTGTGGCTCGGTGGGCGCGTCCGACGTGCCAAACATCATCCGCCGGACAAAGACCGGCTACAGCGCCTCCAGGGCCAACCTGATGGCCCTCAAGGTGCTCGAGCGCCTGACCGGGCTCCCGGCTGAAACCTACCAGAGCGCAGCCATGACTGTGGGACTTGAGCGTGAGCCGCTTGCCCGCACGGCTTACGGCTTCATGCACGACGTCACCGTTGAGGCGCCCCCGGCGCCGGGCGTCATCCCCCATCCGCTGATCGATGGAGCCCATGCCTCGCCTGACGGGCTGATCGGGATGCTTGGGCTTGTGGAAATCAAGTGTCCGCAACCGGCGGCGCATCTCGACACGCTGCTGAACGAAAAGATCGACAACGACTACTTCGTGCAGATGCAGTGGCAAATGGCTGTGACCGGCTGCCATTGGGTGGACTATGTGAGCTGGTCGCCGGACTTCCCGCCATCGATGCAGTTGTGGTCCGAGCGTGTCGAGCGCTCGCCGGAAGTGATCGACGAACTCGAGAGCGAGGTGCGCCTGTTCCTGAAGGAACTTGAGGCCAAGGTCGCCGAACTCCGGAAGCGATACGAGCTCGAGGTGGCGGCGTGAGGCTCTCGCGAACCATAACGAGCGCGAACCGCGCCGAGCTCGTCAAGGCGATCGAGCAGGCTCCGCTCGGGGCGCAACTCGACCTGATCGATGACCCGCGCACCACCGCCCAAAACAAACTCATGTGGGCGCTGCTCAACGACATATCCGACCAACTGAGACACGGCGGCGAGAAGTGGGAGCCCGAAGACTGGAAGTCTGCCTTCATGAAGGCGCTGGGGTTCAAGCTTCGGTTCATGCCGTCCCTCGACGGCAACGGGGTGGTCGCGCTCGGCTACCGCTCGAGCAGGCTCGACAAGGAGAAGTTCTCCGAGCTGATCGAGCTCATCTATGCCGAAGGGACGCAGCGCGGCGTCGTCTTTCACGGCGAGGCTGCGGCATGAGCACGCTTCGCTTGCTCGACCTCTTCAGCGGTATTGGCGGCTTTTCGCTAGGGCTCGAAAGGTCAGGCGCGTTCAAGACCGTCGCCTTTTGCGAGATTGAGCCATACTGCCGAAAGGTCCTTGCGAAACACTGGCCGGATGTCCCGATCTATGAAGATGTCAGAGCGCTTACCGCAGGGCGACTTGCCTCTGATGGAATTGCCGTGGAGGCGATCTGCGGCGGGTTCCCGTGCCAAGACATCAGTTATGCCGGTTTTGGCGCTGGGATTGACGGAGAGCGCAGCGGGCTATGGCGGGAGTTCTTCCGCATCATTGGCGAACTTCGACCCAGTCTCGTCATCCTGGAAAACGTCGCAGCGCTGCTTGATCGAGGGCTTTCGGTCGTTTGCGGAGACTTGGCCTCAATCGGGTATGACGCGGAGTGGTCGATTGTATCTGCGTGCGCCGTGGGTGCGCCACATATGCGACGAAGATTGTTCGCTCTGGCCTACCCCGACAGCGAGCATGGACGGCCGGGGGTTTGGCATACCCCTCCACGAAAACACGGGACGCTACAAAGTATCGACGGTGAAGCGGGTCCACGAGCTCGTTATCGAGCACGGTTGGCGAATCCATCCGGACTTTACGGAGGCGCTGATGGGCTTCCCTGCGGGATGGAGCGAAATCGAGGAATCGGAAACGCCGTAGCGCCCGACGTGTCTGAACTCATAGGCCGCGCCATCCGCGCCTCAATGGAGGCCGCATGAGAAAGGTCCCGCCTTGGGTCGGATCGACCGACGACGCAAAAATCCCTCTGCAGGTCCAGTTGCGCGTCCTCGTGAAGCAGCATGGCAGGTGCGCCATCACCGGCCACAAGTTCACGCCGGGAGACAAGAAGCGGCTCGACCATATCATCCCGCTCGCCGACGGGGGGCGGCATGGCGAAGAGAACCTGCAGTGGATTCTCGACATCGAGCACAAGGCCAAGACTAAGGCGGAAGCCGAGGTGCGCGCCTGGGTGAGGAGCGTCGCCGCCAGGCATGCGGGCCTTGAGCGGCCGGGCAAGGTCAAGGTCCGGCGGCGCCCAAAGCCAGAGAAGGCCCCGTTGCGCGTCGCCGAGGGCAAGACAGCAATTGCGAGGAGGTTCGGACTGTGAGGCTTGCACTCGCCCTTGCGTTGACGCTCGTTGCTGACCCGGCGGCTGCTTGTCACAGGTTCAGCGTATGGCGGTACCCAACACCTCAAAGATGTGGCCTCAGGCTGGCCCAGGAAGCCCACCCACGGCCCTCGAGGCAACTGCGGGCGGAAGTACCCCCCGCGCGCGAGGAAGGCCGTCCTGCGCCACCTGAGCCGATCGACGAGGACGCCGCCCGAGCAAAGGCGATCGAGAAGCTCAAGTCGATACTGGGAGACAATCAATGAACGAGAGGCCGAGCCTTCGTGAGGCCCTGCGCAACGCCAATATCGAGGCAATGGAGGAGGGCGAGGAGACGGGCCGCCAGGCGGTCGCTGCGGTCGCCGCCGCGCTCGCCATGCCATCGCCCAGACGCTTCGAACCGAGCGAGGAAGAGGAGCGCCAGCGGTTGCTCGATGGGGCGCTGGGTGACGCGATGGAAATTGTCTCGCGCCATCGCACGCGGCTTGGCCGCCGCGTCTGCAGCCGCTCCGATGCGACGATCACCAGGCAAATCTACGAATTGCTGCGCGGCATGGCCGGGGTCGACGGCGGCAACGATTCAGACCCGAGCTTCCAATGAGCGAGCCGACTCCATCGGCCAAAACAAAGGTGGGACAAACATGAAAAAGCTTTTACTGACGACGGCTTTGCTGGGGGCTGTTGGGCTGAGCCCGGCGATGGCAGCCGACACGGCGTTGACGCTGTGGAACGACGCCAATCCGGGCGGGGCGGTGACGGCCATCGGCACGACCACGGCCGTCCTCTCGGGGTCGAGCCTCGGCGGCATCACCATTTCGACATCAGGCGTTCAGCGGGGAACCGTTCCCGGTCCCAACATGACCGAGAGCAACCTCTTTATCACCAACACCACCGGCACGGTGCAGACGCTCGACATCCTCGCCGGGACCAACGGCTTCCTTGGCCCGGACAATCTGTTCAATGCCTCAGCCACCATCCTCATCGGCACCGGGCAGGCCGAGCTGACCGGCCAGTTCTTCGTCGATCCCGGCAATACGCTGAACGGCGTCAACACCGGCCCAGTGGTCGGAACCCAGATCGGCGGCACTTTCGACAGCGGCTTGCTGACCGGGCCGTTCTCGTTCTCGTCCAATAGCCCGAACGTGCCGTTCTCGGTGCTCGGCCCCTATGGCATGGCCGAGAGCCTGCAACTGACCCTGCAGCCGGGGGCCTTCGTCGGCGTGCAGTCGATCTCGATGGAGGCGACCAACGCAGTGCCGGAACCCTCGACCTGGGCGCTCATGGGCGCAGGCTTCGCGCTTCTTGGCCTCCTGGGTCTGCGCAAGCGTACCAAGACCCCGAGGTTCGCCGTCTAGGTCGTCCCCTCGACGACGGCGGATAGGGGGAGGGCGACTTCGGTTCGTCTGTCGCTCTCCCCTACTAGCCAGGGAAACCAATGCTCATCCTCGAACGATACAGCGACAGGTGGCAACCAGAACCCAACACGGGCTGCTTCATCTGGACTGGCGGATGCACGACCAGAACGAAAGATCGTCCAGCAAACAGAGGAAAGCTGATCGGACGTCTCATCTGCGAAGAAGCTCATGGTCCGCCGCCTACGCCAAAACATGAGGCAGCTCACAATACTCCTAATGGATGCGTCGGGGCGCTGTGCGTTAACCCGGATCATCTGCGCTGGGCGACGCGGTTAGAAAACATAATGGATATGCCGACAGAGAAAC